GGATGCGCCTGAGCTTGGCGCAGCTGCTGCGCTGTGACGCCGTGGTGATGCTGCCCGGCTGGTGGCGCTCCAAGGGCGCGCGGATCGAGTGGGCTGTGGCCAAGCTGCTGGGCATCCCTGTTTTCGGGGTGCTGGAGATCAACCTGCTGGCGCGCATGGTCGGCGACGTGCCAACCGACTGGATGGAAGACCGATGAACATGGAGCCGCACGAGGCAGCGAGGGCATTCATTGCCGACGCACGCCATGCACAGATTCGCATGACCACGGATGGTCGACCAGTGTTTGACGGCGCAACCCTGTTCGAGATCAAGGCCACGCACGGTTTCCCGCTTGACATGGCGATCGACAGGATCATGGTCGAGAAGGGGATGGAGATCGATTGGGCTGGTTACATCAATGCCGCGCGAAAGAACGGCTGGTGGGACTTTCAGATCCACGACTCGCTGTTGTACGCGATGCAGGATGCCATGCTGCCGAAGGACCGCATCATGGCCATCATGGACCGGTTCAAGGCCTATGTGATGCGCAACATCCATCCGAAGATGGTGGGTGTGTGATGCGTGGCGACGACGTGGGAGACGCGACGGCGGACAGATACCACCCACCGCCTGACGATGCTCGGTGCTTCGGCCGGTTCTTCTACCCGCCGCTCAAGGGCATCAAGCTCGATGACCAGTGCGTCACATGCTCGCGCCGCAACGAGGCGATCATGGACACGATGATGACCCGCCCCCGCCCGTCCGCCGGGACGGTGCTGCCCGTCATACAGGGGAGCGTCTGCCTGGTTCGCGTGGGAGACTGGGGATGGTGAATACCGCCGCCAAGCCTGCGCGGAAGACAGGTGCGAAGCCGTCAGCGAAGGCTGTGCAGAAAGCTGCGGAGAAGGCCAAGAAGCTGACCCCTCAGGAGGAGATGTTTGCCATCGAACTCGCCGCGAGTGGCAACCAGGCCGAGGCATACCGAAAGGCCTACCCTGGGTCGCGCAACTGGTTGCCGGCCAGCCTCTACAGCAAGGCCAGCGTGCTGGCAGCGCGGGAAAAGGTGTCGGTAAGGGTCGCCGAACTGCGGGCAATCGCGGCAAAGCAGAACGAACTTGGCGTGGCCGAACTGCTGCGGATGCACGTCGAGATCGCCACTGCTGACGCGCGTGAGCTGGTCGAGTACCGGCGCATTCCATGCCGGCACTGCCACGGGAAGGACCATCGCTACCAGTTCACGCCGGCTGAGATGGAGCGCGCCCGCGAGAAGCACGAGGAGAAGCAGGACGGAGTGACGAGCCCGAAGCCGTTCGACGAGAAGGGCGGGACCGGCTACAGCAAGAAGCGCACGCCGCACCCGGAGTGCCCGGAGTGCCATGGAGATGGCCTGGGCGAGATGCTGGTGTCGGACACGCGCAAGCTGTCACGGGTCGGGGCGCAGCTCTACGAAGGGGTGAAGCTGGGCAAGGACGGGCTGGAGGTCAAGACGCGGTCGCGCGGGGACAGTCTGGCCGCGATCGGGCGACACCGCGGGTTCTTCAAAGAGGACAACAAGGTGGAGGTCAGCGTGTTCGATGCTGAAATGCTGGAGGCTAAGTACAGGTCTGGGATCAACCAGTCAATGGAACGGCAGGCAGCCATCGTTGCGGCCAGGCGCAAGGACCGGGAAAGACGCTGACCAGTGGCCGGCAAGAGAAAGACAATCCTCGATGATCCGCGCTACCCTGAGTTCGTGGCGCGCTACTACGGGGATGCCCTGCGCTTCTCCATCGAGGTGTGCGGTATGGTCCCGTCCGAGGACCAGATTGACCTGCTGACCGAGATCAGTCTGCCGCTGGCGAAGGTGTCCGTGGTGTCTGGCACTGGCACGGGCAAGACGAACACGTTCGGCCGCATCGTGCTCTGGCACTTGCTGGCCAGGCCGTATGCCTTCTACGACGGCAAGGTCGAGATCGGCTCGAACACCTACGTCGGCGCGGCCCGGCTTTCTCAGGTGGCGGATGGCGTGTGGAAGGAGGCGAACGACGCCGACCTTGCCATTGCATCGGGTGACTTCGCATGGCTGCGCGACTACTACACGATCAACAAGACCTCGATCGTGGTCAATGGATTCGAGTCGCAGTGGTTCGTGAGCCAGGTGGCGATGCAGAAGGGGCAGTCCATCGGCATCGCTGGCAAGCACCGATACCACCAGCTCATCATCGGCGACGAAGCGGCCGGCATCGAGGATGGCCACTTCGATGTGATTGAGGGCACGCAAACCCAGCCGATGAACAGCACGCTGCTTGCCAGCCAGGGTGTTCGTGCTGCGGGCTACTTCTACCGGACACACCACGATCTGTCGGTCGACAACGGTGGGACATGGGTCTCGCTGGTCTTCAACAGCGAGAACAGCCCGTTCGTCACGACGGAGTGGCTGAAGGCGCGCGAGCACGAAAGTGGCGGGCGGAACAGCGTGGAGTACCGCGTTCGTGTGCTGGGCCAGTTCGCCCAGAACGAAAGCGATTTCCTGCTGACGCGCGACCATGTGGAGGCAGTATTCCGGGATGACCGGATCATCGGGGATGACGAGCCATTCGGCCTGATGATCCTGTCCGACGTCGGCATGGGCGAGTACCGAGACGACTCGGTGGCCATCATCGCCAAGGTGGCCGGCTACAGCGACTTCGGTGAGGACGCTCGGCGCGTCGAGTACCTGGAAATACCGCTGTGCACGAACGAGAAGGACGAGATCGACTTCACGGGAGATCTGCAGTCGCTGTTCGGCGAAATCCAGAACGCCACGCTCTACGTTGACGCGGGCGGCGTTGGGTCGGCCGTGTGCAAGCTGCTTGAGCGCGCTGGCGTGCCGGTGGAGCGCGTGAATTGGGGCAAGCCATGCTTCAAGCGCGAGTACCAGGACCGGTACTACAACCGGCGCGCGTGCGCCATGGTTCGGTTCCGCGACGCGGTCAAGCAGGGGCGCGTTCGCATGCCGCTCGGCTTGTCGCTCAAGATGCGCGAGAAGATCATCGGCCAGGTGAGCCGGCTGCCCTACCACTTCGTCGAGGCTGGTGGCTTGCGCTACCAGATGATGAAGAAGGAGGACATGCGCACCCTCGGCATCAAGTCGCCGGACTTGGCGGACGCCATGAGCTTCGCGTTCCTGGAGGATGCGCACTACATCGAGCAGCGCCCGAGCCAGGCCGGGATCACCACGGTCATCGAGCGGACAGCGGAAGAGATGGCGTCGGCGCTGGATGCTGCGCTTGGACTAAATTAGCACTGAAGAAGCACTATAAATGCTTTTCTTGTTCATAATGAAGGCATTGCAGCTCAAGGCGCTGAATTGCATAGCATCGCAGGGAACGGCAGCGACAAGCACAGCGGCATGGGCAACCAGCTCATGCCGGTGGGTTTTCCACCAGTGGCACGGCACCGCACAGCACTGAACAGCAGTGCACTGCGTGGAACTGCAAAGCACAGCGGCAAGCCTTCGGGTTTGCCAGTGGGCTTGTCCACAGGAAGAACCTGACTGATAAGGAGGTCAGAAATCATGAGCATCCGTACCGCACAGATCACCGTCAATGGCGTCACCCCGCTGCTGCAGAACAATCCGCAGACCGTGGACCGCTTCAACCCGTTCACCCGTCGCATGACCGAGATCAACACCACCCGCTGCAGCCCCGTACAGATGCGCGCCAGCCTGGAAGTGGTGGCGGCACTCAAGGACGCCGGCATCGAGTTCGTGGCGCTGCCGGTGCTCAATGACGGCGACCGCCAGTGGCTGAGTGGCATGCTGGCGGCGCGGCTGGAGATGATGGCGAACAAGGCGGAAGGGGTCGAAGCATGAGATACAAGAGCCAACAGGCATTCCTCACCGATGTGCAGAACCACCAATGATGGCTCTGCGCGATGACGGGCTGTACCGACACCTGCGGTTCAAGCGGCCAGAAACAATCTGCGAGTCGTTCGACCTGATCACGTACCCGGGGGGTCTGCTGTACCGCGGCGACATGGGCGCGTTCTGTTTCGAGCGCACCACCGACATGTTCAAGTTCTTCCGCACGGATCGCGGCTCGATCAACCCGAGCTACTGGTCCGAGAAGCTGGTCGGGGTAGATCGCTGCCGAAACCCCGTCAAGGAGTTCTGCGAAGAGACGTTTGACCAGAGAATCAAGGAGATCGTGTTGCGCTGGGTGCGCGACAACGAGTACCACACCACCCGCGAGCAACGGCGCAAACTGTGGGACACGGTGCTGGAGGAGGTGATCGGTGCAGATTCAGACTCTGGCGGGGACCGGAAGCAGATTGCCGCCAACGACTTCAGCCATCAGATATACCCAGGGAAGCGGTTCCACTTCAACGACCTCTGGGAAGACAACTTTACGGAGTACACGCACCGGTTCCTGTGGTGTTGCTACGCGCTTGTCTGGGGCATCGCCAAGTACGACGAGATGAAAGCGCAGGAGAAGGCCAGTGCACCGGCTGTGGTGGAAGGCGGTGAGGCATGACGGCTACCATCACCGCCGTCAACCCGGTTGACGAGACGTACCAGGTTGTCACCATCGAAGGCGGACGCCAGTGCTACCGGCGCGAGCCCTGCGGCGGGTGTCCGTGGCGTGTCGACCAGACCGGCATCTTCCCTGCCAAGGCGTTCCGACACGCTGCCAACACCGCGCACGACATGAGCGACCGCCAGTTCGCCTGTCACGAGTCCGGCAGCACCAAGCCAGCCACCTGCGCCGGCTTCCTGCTGCGCGGTGCCGACCACAACCTGTCGGTGCGCATGAAGCGGATGCGCGGAGAGATCCGCGACGACGTACACGACGGCGGGCACGAGCTGCATGCCGACTACCGCGCCATGGCTATCGCCAACGGTGTCGACCCGACTGACCAAGCCATCAGCGCATGCCGCTGACTGAGCTTCACGAATCGAAAATATCGCCCGAGCAGCGAAAGGAAACACAGCATGACAATCATCAGCAAAGACAAGGTGCTGCTGGCCATGGCCAAGCACGCGGGAGCCGGCCCGGAGTGGGCGGCGGAAGAGGTGGCGCGGGATCTGTGCATCCCGGTTGAATCAGTTTTGGAAGCATTGGAGAAAAGCGATGAGTAAAGTATTTGATCTGAATCCGGCTGAAAAGTAGCAGGCACAAACTCAGGCAAACGGCGCGGTGTGATTGGGCTGTGGCGGGGAGCCTCTCGGCACGAAGTGACACAGGCAAAAAGCACAGAAGCACTATAAAATGCTTCAATGAGCACACTCTATGCCTACCGTGATACGCCTGACCTGCAGCGCGCCTACCTGACCACAAACCGCATCATTGGATGCCAGATCGCAGAGGCGCCAGCCTGGGCCGATAGATCCGAGGAGATGATGACGCTGTGCATCGTCTACATGGTCCGAGATGACGGGACCACCTTCCCTGACAGCCCGGAGTTCAGCTCGCGTGGGGCTGCACTGGCCTGGCTGCGCGGGCAGTGCCGCATCCAGCTCGACGTGCTGCCGGTCCTGAACTCCGCCGGCGGGGTAACCGGGGAATGACCGGCCCATCCGTGCTCTTGTCGCTGCTGCTGACCATGCTGCCCATGCCAGCGCGTGCAGCCGACTCCGACTGCCGCCACATCGCCTTGCAGTGGCGCCACTACACCAGCTTCGAGCGGCTGTCCTGGCAGGCCATGGTGGATGCGGGGCGCAACGGGCAGGAGGGCGAAGCGAATCGCTGGGAGGGCGTCTGGGCCAGGCATGGTGCCAGCATCCGCGCACTGTCGCCAGCCGCAGCACGTTGCGGGGTATCGACCGGCACCGAGCGGAAAACCGAGCGCCACCCACTGGCCAGGTAGGGGCAAAGTGCCAGCATGCAATCGCCGTCAATCCCCGCGACCGAGCCGGTCGAGATGCTGAAACACTGGCTGTCCAGCCCGGCAGGCGGCTACCTTGGCCAGTCCTACGGAAACGACGTGCTTGGCCTGATCCATGACCCCATGCGGGCTGGTGGCGCAGACATGCAGATCCGCAAGCTGCGATCTGACATCCCGTTGATGTCCCGCATGCCGGACATCAACATCTATGCCTCTGACCTGAACGGCATGGACAAACAGGCACTGGTGTTCGAGTTGTCGGGGCAGACCGTGACGGTGCAGGACGTCTGATGTCACTCACCGCCAAACAGTTCGAGGCCGCTGCCCTGTCGGCCATTGCGCAGTACCCCGGCATTGCCGCACTGGCCGCGGCCGGTGACCCGCGCGTCATCGTCCAGATCAAGTCTTTCGCGGTCATGCTGGAGATGCTGTCCGTGCAGCTCGACACGACGCAGTTCGAGCCATTCGCGAAGGCGCGAGATGCAACCGTTCTGGCCGATGCCGCAATGCGAGGCATCCTGCCTCTCGCGCGCTCCGCCGTGATCGTGCTTGACGTGACCAACCACCACTCTGCCGCCTATGCATTGGCTGATGGTCGCCGCCTGATGGACCCGCACGGACGGATCTTCTGCATCGACACCGCCGTGACCATTCAGCCGGGGCAGACAGTGCGGGTCCGTGGCGTTCAGCGCACGATCCGTACCGTGGCCCACCAAGTCGGGCTGCCGCGCCCGTTCTACTCGATCGAGGTGCCCCAGACCACCGAGCCGGTGTATCTGTCAGGGCTGGAGCTGTGGCGCCGGGCGTCCGAGGATGTGCTGGAGCAGTTTGCTTATGTCCCCGAATGGTTCAATGTCGGGGTCGACGAAAAAGTGTTCCAAGTTGAAGTGGACGAGCAGCGCCGCATGTTCGTTCAGCTTGGAAAGCAGGATGTGGTCGGCTATGGCGCACGACTGGGCGACAACTTCGAGCTGCGCATCTCCGAATCGGTCGGCGCACTGAATGACCTGGCCGTGGGCGACCAGCTCACCCCAGAGTATGTCTACACCCCTGCCGACAGCATGATGATGGCCAGGCTGGTGTCTGTGAGCGACAACGGCTCCGCACCGTCTGGCATCGACGAGTTGCGCATCATCTCGCGCTACCCCGCCATCTATGACCACAACGCGGTCTACCTCGGCGAGTTCACGGTCCTGCTGCGCAGGTACTTGCCGGCGATCCGGTTCCTTGCTGTGTGGAACGAGCAGGTCGAGGAGGCTGCCCGTGGGCCAAACCTTGACAGCGTCAATTCGATCTTCGTGGCGGGGCTGGTGACCAACATGACCGATGCCGTGTTCCGCGAGCGGGTGGCCGCCCTGATCTACAAGGCGGACACCAGCTACAAGCTTCGGTTCGTCGCCCCGGTCATCACGCCAATTGCTGTGACCGTGACGGCACGGATCGCTGTGGTGCATGACCTGGCCGCCGTGACAGCCCAGATCCGGGCGCTGATCATCGGCAGGTATGCGGATGGATGTGCAGCGGTCAGTGAGGGGCTGCGCAACCCGATCAAGGTGCAGGCCATCACCAAGATGCTGCGCGATGAAGTGCCGGCCCTGCAGGACAACCTCTGCGACTTCCATGTGTCTGTTGCTGCGCCATCGGCTGCGCTGCCCGAAAATTTCCTGCAGGTCACCGAGGCCAGCCTGATCGTCAATGCAGTGCATGCCGAGCACTCGACCGGCCTGTGGAACTACTGACCCATGATCGAAGAGCGCGACAACCCGCTGACGCCCCAGGATGCGCCCGACCTGGCCCCGCTGCGCCTGTCGCACGAGTCCAGCGAGTTCGAGTCCGAGATCAAGGCGCTGCTGATCGACCTGATCGACGCTGACATCCGGCCTGGTCTGCGTGATGCCAACACGCTCGGCATGCCGCACATGGGCGGCGCGGAGCAGTTCGCGCGAGCGGTCAAGCACGACGGCCTCGCGCTCTACCGTCGCGATGATGTGGAGGCCATGCGCTTCGTCTACGAGTCCTGGCGCGGGCGCAACCCCAAGCGGGGCCTGGCGATGCTGCGCACGTACCTGCAGCTGCTGTGGCCAAACGCTTGGCAGATGTGGCAGCTTTGGCACGACAAGGACAAGCCGTACCCGACCGGGCTGTCTGTTTTCGATGGCGGAAACCACTGGCTCACCAGCCGCGTCAATGTCGAGCTGGATGAGGACCAGGTCGATGATGGGTCTGTCGCGCGGGTGATCCCTGCGCTGCGGTCCGTGGTCCCTGCGCGTATCCTGCTGAACATCCGTGTCATGCGCCGGCTGGAAATGCGGGTGGACATGGCAACCGCCATGCGCGGCATTCGCTGGGGCGAGTTCAGCGGGGTCGCCACCGCCACATTGGATGCGCTGCCGCAAACAGTTTCCGCATTTTCGGCGGGGCTTGGCTTGGCCGCTGCATACCGCAGTGTGAAGTGGGGTGATTTTGGCGGAACGGCGACGGCCCTGTCAGATGCTGGTGCCGCTGACCCGGCTGCAGCACCAGCATCCGCACCGGCGCCGGCACCTTCCGCCGTGGTGCTGGCCCAGTCTGCGGCAAGCGATCCAGTCACCTATGCCATTGCCGGCCTGAGAACGTGGCAGGTGCGGACCGATGCCGAAATGGATGCCGTGCCGTGGGCCACACTGGTCGCTGGCGACGTCGTCAACATCTACGCGAAGGAAGATGAGACGCCGTACCGCAGGATCGTGCGTGTCCGCGCATCTGCGACGTTGGCCAGCCCAGTCATCATCAACGGCGTCACCGACAGCGCCGGTAAGCGGCCCATGTTCCACGGCGCCGGCGCAACGGTGGCACCTGGATGCCTGACTGCCGATGGCAGCAGCCTCTTCAGCACGACAGATCCTCTGTCGTGGCAGCACCGCGAGCTGATGGGCCTGATCGGAACCGCCAACAGCATGGGCGACCCGTATGACCAGCAAGTGCCAAAGTACGTCATCTGGCAGCACTTCGAGGTCACCGGCTGCAAGCTGGGCAACACCTTCACCGATGCGCGGGGCGTCACTCGCGCATGGGACCAGTCATCCGGGTTCCGCATGCAGAATGGCGAGAACTGCCACGTCGTCAACTGCGTCATCCATGACAACGACTACGGCATCTTCACGCAGTCCCGCGGGCAAACCGATGGGACATGCGTGCACGAGCCGGTGTTCCGTTCCTGCCGGATCTACGGAAACGGAATGGTGGGCCGATCGACGGAGCACAACCTCTACATCCAGGCGCGCGGCCCGATCACTGAAGGCTGCTACATCGGGCAACTGCGCGTCGGTGCCCTGGGGTCCAGCTTCAAAAGCCGCTCATCTGGCGAGATCATCCGGTACAACACAGTCGCCTCCTCCCAGCGCTGCCTTGACCTGGTCGAGCCGGAAGAGCAGGAGCAGGGCCTCAACATCCGCCCAGACCAGCCGTATGTCCACGTCTATGGGAACCTGCTGATCAACGACTTCGACTCTGAGTACGGCGGCGCAGTCAATGTCATCCATCTGGGCGGCGACAAATTCGCCGCAGATGGTGGCGCTACACGCTGGGTGGATGGTGTGCAGGCCCCGAACCCACAACTGACCGACGACGATCTGTACCTCGTCAAGACGCTCGAAGACGGCTCGACTTACCGTATGGAGGCAGCCTACCGCCACACGATGTTCTTCTACGGCAACAGCGTGATGTTCCGGTCGAGTCAGGCTGCGGCATGGCAGATCAGCCTGTTCGATCTGAGCCTGGCCGGCACCGCCAAACGACCACGCACGAAGGTGGTCGAGTGGAACAACGCCGTGCGATGCATCGGGACGACGATCTGGAACCTGACCTGCTATGCGGGGCATGTCGAGCACTTGGGTGGGTCGCTGTGGGACATCGATGGCGGGCTGAACCTGCAGCACGGCGCTGCCGCCGCTGACAGGACCAGCACGACCGGGACGCGCCAGGCCGCAACGCTGGTGGCCGACACGGTGAACTGGACCATCGCGGCGCCAGCTGGAACGCCCTTCATGCCGGCCGGCATGCCCACGGGCTGGCGGCCGGAACTGGCCGATGTGGCGATGCAGCCCGCCGGATGGATGCGGAACGGCATGGCCTCCCGCTCCTCGGGCGGCATCGGCGCCTTCGGGGAATGAACGAATCAAGAATGGACAGAGACCTATGCCACTCATCACGGACAGCATCACCTACAACGTCAACCAGCGCGGCCGGAAGCACCGCGGTGTTGATCGGCACTTCGACTGCGCCGCCCTGGCAGCCATGGTCAACGGTCCTGCCGTGCAGGAGCGCGTGAAGGCCGGCGACATGGTCGGCTACTACGGGCACTGGCCGCGCCTCAAGCTTGGCATGCAGCCGGCGGAGGGCGGCATCGTTGACGGCGCGGTGGTCCATGTCGATCCAGCGCTACGCACGATCGAGCTGAAGGCCAATCCGGACGGCACGATCACGCACCGCACCGAGTTTCTCGACACGGCCAGCGGCGAGATCGCGCAGAGTCTGTTCAAGGCCGGGCAGGGCGGATTCTCTTCGGCGATCGATGCCATCCCGCGCACCATGCCGGCGATACCGCGCATGTTCGGCGGATTCGACTACGTCCTGGAGCCCAACTACAACACCAACCGCGGCACGGTGCGCATGCTGGATGGTGTGACCGATGCCCAGGCGGCCCTCATGGACTCTGTTCTGATGCAGGCGGCCGAAGCTGATGCCGCACTGGCTCAGATGTTCGACGCGCTGCAGGATCAGTTCGAGCAAGCTCAGCAGACCATCCGCCACCTGTCCGGGCTGAACGAGGGCTACCTGGCTCGGCTGGCATCGCGCAAGGAATCACAGGTGCTGGATTCGGCCAGTGGGTCCGGCTTCATGCTGCCGCGGCGTGAGCCAGCTGGAGACCTGGAGGCGATGCGGGCATTCCGCACTGCCATTCTTGTGCCGCTGCAGGCCCTGCCGAAAGACCCTGGGCAGCAAGACACCACATCGCCCGAGGCGCGGATGATGGCCCGCCGCTACGGGATCCGCTGATGACCGCCAGCACAGCGCACAACTTCGCGCACCCTCTGCTGATCGGCTTCGGTGAGTACCTGCAGCGGTTCCATGCGCAGATCGTCGCCGACACGCCGGCCGTGGCCGAGTTCGCTGGGCGCGAGTTCTCACGGGCCGCAGCATGGGCGCCCGGCCGCATGATCGACCAGGTCGAGTCGATGATCGGCGAATGGCGGAAGAACGACACGTCCGGCACGGCCCGCGGCACGCCGATGCTGCCGGTGCTGCTGTGCGCGGCTGGGCGGGACTTCATGCCGGCCACAGCCGACTACAGTACGCAGCAGGCAGACCCGACGTGGGTGGTGTTGCCGGATGACCCGAAGGAGCGGATGTTTCAGCTTCAGGCGCTGGTAGTGGAGCGGCGCATCCAGGTCTGCATCATCGCGGCCGACCAGCCCACCTGCATGAGCCTGGCCATGCAGCTTGCGCTGTACGTGCGCAGGTCCGAGGGCGACCGCGTGCCGGTGCGCTACAACCTGGCCGGCATGGTGGAAACGTGGGTGGCGCAGATCGCCGAGCGCAACCTGATGCCGTCGATCATGTCGCCTGAGCAGATGGACAACCTGACCGTGATCGCGTGCGACTTCACCTTGCGTGCACCGGTTCCGATCCTGAGGCACCCGGGCCTGTCTGCAGAGGATGCGGATGGGCTGGGAACGCACGACCTGAGCGACCCGAGCGGTTTCGCTGGGCTGCGCAGGATCACAGGGTATGCATCGCCTGACCCGCAGGAGGCCAGCCCGCCGCAGGTGTTCGTTGTCAACGACGACGGGTCGCCATGAGCGATGCAGTCAAGCCAGTGCTGATCCGGGTGAACATGTCCGGCTACAAAGGGGCTGCGGTGAGCCTCTTCGCAGCGTTCGACCCGCGCACCAGCGTCCTGAACGCGGCGCGAGAGCATCCAGCGCAAGAGCTTGTCGACCGGCCCGGGTTCCTGCGCATCTCGAACCAGGTGGACGATCCGAACCGGGATGCGCTGTTCAGCGAGGACGAACTGTCTGACGCGATCCGGGCCTACCACGACATGCGCGCGGGCGGCCGGCTGGTCATGGCGCCAGCGCTGCAGCGGCACGACCCGTCGAACCGGATCGAGGCGGACGGCGTCGACGAACGCGGCACCAAGTACCGAATCTCTTCGGACATCACCGCCGGGCAGGTGGCGATCCTGGCCGCGTGCTGGTACGCGCGCCGCCAGTCAGGGCTTGAGTCAGCTCGGCAGATGTTCGCCGAGATGAAGGCCATGCGGATCATCACGATCTGATCGCTCCATGAACCGTGCTCTCTGGTCTGTGGCGATGCTCTTCAGCACAGAGAACCCGGTGCGCTTCGACCTCAGCGTCGGAGAGTGCAGTCCAAGCCGCCGCCAGTACCATGCCTCACATGCTGTGCTGCCGGGGCCGCGGTGGTTTCCATCAAGCCTGGCACGGATCGTCATCCGCTTTGACCAATCGCGCCGAGTTGCGCGGTGGGTGTGAGTGTTTCCTTGGAATTTCATCATGATTCACCCTCCATCCTTGAATTCGCCGCACCAGTGCTCGCGTGGCGTCATGATGTGCCCAGATCCGATCGGCGCCGAGCACCCAGTCATGCCAAGCAGCGCCACACGATCGCTGCTGGCAACTGGCGCAGTTCGCAGGCACTCGCCAACCACGGCGTTATGCCACAGCCAGTAGTCGCACCCGGCGCAGCAAGGGCCGTGCTCGGCCGCGAACCGGTCGATGATGGCCTTTTTCTCGGCGTCGATCTGCGCAGACGTCCGCAAGCTCTTTTGTCGGGCTGTACGCGCTGGCGATCCTCCGCCATTCGTCGCGCTCGGCCTCCAGTTCGGCGATGCGCGCCTCTTGCGCCTGCATGCGCTCAATCGCCACATCGCCAAGATGACGTCCAAGAGTTCCGGTCGGCAACTCCCCGGCCGTGCTCAGCGCCTGCATGTAGTCGCCAAGCGGCTGATATGCCAACCATGCCGCCTTGTGCATGCTGTTCAGCCGCTCCAGATCCGTGATGCGCTGCGCTTGGTCGGCGGCGTGGTGCTGCAGCGTCAGGCGCTGGGCATGTTCGGCGCGGATGGCGGAACGTGCTCGCGCCCTTGCGTTTGGCCCAGCCAGAGTGGACTCGATGATCTCGACAGCCAGTTGCAGCCCATCGGGCAGTTGTTCGGTGGTCATGCGCGTGCTCCTTGCGTGTCGATCAGGAATTCGTCTTGCGTGCGTCCGGCTTCGATCGCATCGACCAGCCAGCGGGGCTTCAGTCCGCGCCCGCTCCATGTAGATCCGTTCGCCGGGTTGAGGTACATCGCCACCGGCTTTCCGGCCATCGCGCGGCGTGCTGCGGCGGCCTCGGCCTGGCGCTTCAGCTCGCTGCGGATGTTCTCGGCGTCCTCGCCGGCTTGCCCGCTGGCATTGATTTGCACACGACGGTCAAGCACGGCCTGCACCTGCTGCTCGACATCCACAGGGGCATGACTCACCATCGGCTCAGCAGTAGACGGCGCCGACGGTGCAGGCTCCCCCTGGGGTGCTGCGGCAGCCTCCTGCCGCAACTTCCATGCATCGCTGCACCCGCGTGAAAATGCAGCGCTCACGGCGTCGGCGTCGGTGATGTACAGACCCTGCTGCATCGCATACGCCCGCTCGCCGACGATCTGACCTGGGATGCCTGCATCGTTCAGGCCCAGGCGATAGGCGTCATCCAGCAGCGTCTGCATCCGGTCGGCGGGAGGGCTCCCCATCTGCGCGGCGGCGGCCCCCCCCTCGCCTTCGATGTAGTCGATGAAATCTGCCGGCAGTCCTTCCACGACTGCGGCAATCGGCGCGTGCTGCGGTGGGACCATTGCGAGGACAACCTCTACATGGTCCGGCATCCCGGCTGACAGGCCATCCAGCACGGGATCGGCCGGCTCATCGTCAAACATGTCCGGCACGCGCGGGTCACGATCGGGTGCAGGTGCTGGCGCATGATCGCCGCGGGTCAACAGCGGCAGGCCGGCCAGCGTGCGGGCTTCGATCGGCGGAGACATCCGAGCCGAGATTACCGGCTGCTGCACGCTCTCGACGTACAGCCGCACCGCCTCGGCCTGGCTGATCGCCAGCGCCTGCGCGACTGGCTTTCCGTCCAGCTCGATCGTGTAGAGATTGTTATGGCGCACGCGCGCCGTGGTGGTGGTCTTGGTCATGCTGGATCAGAACGGGATGTCGTTGTCCATGTCGTCGAACCCTGTCGACGATGCAGGAGGCTTGGGGGCTGGTCAGCTCTGTGTCGGAGCGCTCGTGTTCTGGCGCGGCGCAGGGGGATGTGACACGCTCCCCTGGCGGGGCTGTCGATTCTGAGCGCCGTCGGCATCGCCAGTCCCCCCCAGCAGTTGCAGCGACTCCCCTACGATCTGGGTGGTGTAGCGGTCTGCGCCGGCCTTGTCTTGCCACTTGGTCGTCTTCAGGCGGCCCTCGATGTAGACCTGTCGGCCCTTCTTCAGGTATTCGCCTGCGACCTCAGCAATGCGGTCGTACAGGACAACCGAGTGCCATTCAGTTTCCTCGACGCGCTCGCCGGATTCCTTGTTCTTCCAGTTGCGCGTGGTGGCAATGCGCAGGTTGCAGATGGCCGAGCCGCTGGGCGTGTAGCGCATCTCTGGGTCTTTCCCGAGATGCCCCAGGACAGACCAGCCAAACAGGCTGGACAAGATGGCTGCCACCGCGGCAAGCAAGACCAGACCGGCCAAGCGGTCGGATCGGGCATTCTGGTTGTTGATCAAGCGGTTCTCCTTCGTTGAACTGAGCTTCAATTATGCACCTAAAGCACTTCTAAAGCACAACTCAGCCGGAAAAAAGCACACTGAAGCCAGCTGGTGGGGCATCAGGATCGCCGCATGGCTACCACCACAATCTCCCCCGTCATCACCGACGCCGGCAAGTCTGCCGCCATCTCAGCAAATGGCGCGGGGCTGCAGCTGCAGATCACACACGTCTGCCTCGGCACGGGCAAGTACACGCCCGCCACGACTGCGACTGCGATGCTGGCCAAGACCGAAAAGGCCGCCATCGGAGCCGGGCAGGCAGCAAACGGACAGATGCGTGTCAGCGTCCTGTTCCCCGGCCTGTCGATCCCCTATGACGCCACAGAGGTCGGGTTTTACGCTGGCGATCCGGATGCCGGCGGCACGCTGTTCGCTGTCCACTCCATCGTGTCCGGCGTGCTGGTTCAGAGGTCCGGTGACGACTACGTTGCGACGTTCAGCCTCGCACTCAGCCAGATCCCTGGCGCATCGGTCTACGTTGTCATCGACAGTTCCAGCAACTTGGCGATGCTGGCGGCATTGCACTCGCACGAGATGAATTCGGCGGACCCCCATGTGGCGGCCGGGTACGCAAAGAAATCGGGCGTTCAAGACCAGTCCTACACCAGCAGCTCCACCACGGGGACTGGTGCAGCGTACTTGCTGGCCGTGACGCCAACAGTCGATGCGCTGAAACAGTTCAGCCGCTTTCACTGCCGGTTCCATGCGTCGAGCACATCCGACACGCCGACGCTGGCCGTATCCGGGCTCACAGCCCGTGCGTTGAAGGTCTACGACTCGACGGGCGCGAAGGTGGCGCCGACAGCGGGGTCCATCTCGGCAGGGATGCATGCGGATGTCGTCGACGACGGCACTGATTACGTGATGATCACGCCGCTTCCCAGCCGGTCCGGCACGACGATCAAGGCCTCCAGCATCTCGTGCAGTCCGGCGTTCACCGCTGGTGGGGTGGGCACGGCGTCCTCGCCCATGGTGATCCCCGCAGCGAGTTCTGTTTCTGGGTCTACCGGGGTGCAGGTTGCTCGCATCACAGTCACTGGACTGCGCCCGGGTGAATTCGTGCTGATCGGGGATGAGTCCGAGGGGTCGAACGGAGCACGTTTCAGCGTGTCCAGCCGCATCGCCAATGGCATGGGGGTGCTGGTGTTCGACGTCACGTTCGGCGATGCGCCAGCGTCAACGGCAGGATCGGCGCACTCGATGACGCTGCGCATCAACAACCTGGTGGTCACGCACAGCAGAGGCATCACGGCAGCCGTGACCACGAACGCCCCGAGTATCACTGCGCCCACCAGCGGGGCGACAGGGGTCGCTGTCCGTCCGGTGTTCTCCAGCAGCGCCTACTCGACCACTGGCGGCAGCGACACACACCACTCCAGCGACTGGCAGATCGCCAGCGACTCCGCATTCGCCTCGATCGTGCTGCAGGTCAGTGCCGATGCGGCGAACAAGACGACTTGGACACCATCTGCCGACCTGTCATTTCTTGCCACGTTCTATGCCCGCGTCCGCCACCGTGGCGCGATCTCAGGCCCATCCGCCTGGGGTAGTACCACGCAGTTCACTACCCGAGCTGCGCCCACGGTGAATGCACCGTCGTTCACGGCCCCAGCATCCACGGGTGTTTCAACGGTGGCAACGTTCTCCACGACGGCATTCAGCGTGAATGGCGGCACCGACACGCACGTCAGCACGGACTGGCAGGTCGCGAGTGATGCCAACTTCAACTCCATCGTGCTCCAGTCGGCCAGCGACTCCACGAACAAGGTGACCTGGTCTCCAGCGACGGCACTGTCCAACTCGACGACGTATTACGCCCGGGCGCGGCACCGCGGGACTGCCCTTGGTGCGTCAAATTGGTCTGCAACGCTCACGTTCACAACCGCAGCAGCGGCAGCACTCAACACGCCGTCAATCACATCGCCAGCGAACAACGCAGTCGGCATCAGCCAGTACGCCCAGATCTCGGCCAGCGCGTTCAGCGTGAGTGGTGGAACCGACACGCATGCGAGTTCTGATTGGCAGATCGCGAGCGATTCTGGTTTTTTGACGGTCCTCGCACAGTCGCTCACGGACACCACGAACAAGACCACCTGGGTGCCGAGCGGGCTCCAAGCGGGTGCCGTCTGCTATGTCCGCGTTCGGTACCGTGGAACCGGCCTTGGCGTGACGCCGTACTCGTCTGGCATCAAGTTCACGACGCTGGCGGTTTCCGCCCCGGTGATTGCCTCTCCAGCTTCTGCCGCTACAGGGGTGGCGCTGCGCCCTGCAGTTCAGGCCAGCCTGTTCTCCAGCACGGGCAGCGACACACACCACTCCAGCGACTGGCAGATCGCGACAGACAGCGCATTTTCCAATGTCGTCCAGTCCAGCTTGACGGACCAGACGAACAAGACCACCTGGACGCCATCGGTTGACCTTGCTGGGGCCGCCCAGTTCTTCGTCCGGGTTCGATACCGCGGAGCAACTGGGGTGTTGTCGTCGTACTCCACGGCTGTCAGCTTCACTACGCAGTCCATCGCGGTTCCAGTCGTCAACACGCCAACGATCACATCGCCATCATCCGGGGCCTCTGGCGTGAAGGGGCCGTTCACCACATCGGCATTCGGCACCATGAATGGCAGCGATACCCATGGCAGCACGGACTGGCTTATCGCAGCGGACAGCGCATTCTCGAGCATCTTGGCCAGGTCGGATGCAGATGCGCAGAACAAGCTCAGTTGGACTCCATCTGGGCTGACAAGCGGCACGTCCTACTACGTTCGCGCTCGGCACAATGGATCCAGCATCGGATCTTCTGCGTGGAGCGCTGGTGTTGCCTTCACATGGATTTCGACGGCGGCCCCATCAATCAATTCGCCGGCCAACAATGCCACGGGTACCGCATCTGGCGCGACGATCTCGGCGAGTGCATTCGCTTCATCTGGTTCTGACACGCACTCATCGAGCGACTGGCAGATCGCATCAGGCGCGGACTTCTCCACCATTGTGCGGCAGTCGCTGTCCGATGCGGCGAACAAGACGACCTGGACCCCCGGCGGGCTTGCCGCATCCACTGCTTTCTATGCCCGCGTCCGATACCGTGGCGCAGCCGGTGGACTCTCTGCGTACTCGGCCACCGTCAAGTTCACGACGACCAGCGCAGCAGGGGTCACATGGTCCTACAAGGCCATCGCCTCCCCCGCCCTGCGTGGCGCTGCCTATGGTGCCAGCAAGTGGGTGTTTGTCGGTTTCGGTGGCGGCGGGTGGACCGGAGAAGGCTCAATCTGGAGCACGACCGACTTCACGACCTTCACGCAGCAGGCGGATCGCTTTTCACACAACATGGGCATGCTGTGGTCGGTCATCTGGACCGGGACGAAGTTCGTCTCGGTGGGGTACGACATTGACGGCGCAGACCAGACCGGCAAGATCATGACCTCTGCCGATGGCGTGACATGGGCGGCGACATCGACCACCGGCGCACCGAAGGACGTGGCATGGAACGGTTCCACACTGGTTGCGGTCGGGTACGACGCCTCCTATCTGCCGTATGCCTGGGTGTCGTCAAACGGGGGCGCCACATGGACGCGGTCATCTGTCCCATCATCTGTCGCCGGCGGCCTGCTGTGTGTCGAGTGGCATCCTGGCCTGGGCCTGTTCGTGGCTGGCGGCATGGGGACCAGCCGTGAGTTCGGCCCATCGAGCGCGATCGCAACATCACCGGACGGACTCAACTGGACTGCGGCAACCGTGCCAAGCAACATGGGGACCGTGCTGAAAATCGGCACGAATGGCTCGCTGCTGGTAGCGGTTGGCCACACCTCCGCTGGGACAGAAACGGCTGGCGCCATCTGCACCAGCAGCGATGGCGCCAACTGGACCTCGAAGCCGTTCAGTGGCGGCGTCCTGGAGTCGGTCGTGCACTCCGGTGGGCAGTGGGTGGCATGCGGAAAAACAGCGGCCGGCACGCTCACCGCTGGCGGCATCTGGACATCGTCTGACAGCGGCGCAACCTGGACCAGCAGATCCATTGACGCCGGCGCGCTCTACGGGATGGCGTTTGCGAACAGCCTGTTTGTCACGGTCGGCCACACCACGGCCGGCAGTGCCACCAATGGTGCGATCTACACATCTTCTGCCGTTTGACCCGGACCACACGACATGAGCATCAAAGCACTCTACCGGCCCGAAACGGGCGAGCGGCTGACCTACGCAGACGCCCAGCGCATCAATCCACTGGTCGAGATCAACACCGATGAGGCCATGCTGAATGCCATGGGGTTTTGGCGCGTGGTGGATGAGATCGACGGGCAGTCCAGCCCATCAACCACGACAGATCCGTACAGCCAAGTGGTCGAGATCACGCCCGTGCTACTCAGCGGTCGGTATCTGCGCCAGCATGAGGTCCGCCCGCTCTTCAGCGCGGACTACCTCGGCCAGGGCGGGCAGACGGTCACGATCGCGATGCAGCAGGCTGCTTACGATGCCGCCAAGCTGGCCGAGCGCAAGGTCGATTTGATTCGTGCGGCCCGCGCCAGCCACGCCGAGGCAGTCATGGCCGGGATACTGGTCACGTTGCCGGACACCACGCAGGTGCTGGTGGACCTGACCGATGCCGCAGCATTGCAGCGCGGCATGCACGGCCTGGGCACCACGACACGCAAGCTCATCAGCCGGTCCGGCGTGCACGCGATGTCGGGCGACCAGTTCCGGATGATCGTGGCGGACGTGCATGAGCGCCAGTCCATGTTGGCGGTTCGGCTGGCCGAGGTGATGGCGGAAATCGGGTCGCTGGCGACCATGTCTGCCGCGATCGCCTACATCCCGGCTGTGGTGGTCAATGGCTGAATCCCCGCAGCGCTGGAACCGGTTGCACCAGCTGGTGCGCGACTTTTCCCTGCAGACGCCGATCTGGGCGGCGGCAATCCGGATCCGCACCACGCCGTCCGAGTCGCGCGACTTGACGGCCGTGGCGGCGCGGGTCTACGGGGACCGGTCGCAGTGGCCGGTCATCCAGGCCGCGGCCGGCCTGGACAGCCCAGAACTGCTGCTGCCCGAGATGGATCTGGTGCTGCCTACGCCGGCGCAATTGGCCGCGTTGAAGGACAGGGCCGGCTTCTCTGGCCCGGCATTGGAGTAGCGCAGCATGGCCACCACGGTGAACACCCCCGCCCAGGCTGTCGCAGAGGCACGCCGGCGCGCAACGGATGAGCTGAAGCAGCGCAAGGGCGCCACCACGATCCTGACACCTGAGGACGTGCGCGGAGAGTATGACGCTGGCCGCCTGCTGATGACGACGCTGGGCGGCAGTCCACGCGCGCTGACGAATGATGACCTGCGCCAATTCGCCCACCAGGCAAAGCAGCTAGGCAAGCGGTTCACCGGCGGCATCACGGCACGGCAGGTCATCGACATGTCCCTGCCGGATCGTCGGTCACGCGCGAACGAGCAGATCCGGTTCGCCGTGCCGATGGAGTCCAAGGGCGGCCGGCTGCACCTCGTCACCAATGCAGGCCCCGACAGCAAGTCCCTGCGGCACCACGTCCACGTCGATTTTCTGAACTA